AAGCTGTAGCAAATAAAAGGAAAATTATGACTGAAAAAATCGTGATCAAGAATCTGCACCTACACATGCCAGGTGAAGATGTAATAAAGATGTTGAAAAGGCATGAATTACTTCTAGGAAGAATTATGACAGATATCAATACATTACCAGGCGAATTACGCGCAATGAAAGAGCAAATGCTCAAAGTAATTAGCGAAGTATCAGCAAAAGTAGCTTCGCTAGAAGCTGCATTGCAACAACAAGGCACATTATCACCAGAGGCACAAGCAGAACTTGACGGCTTAAAAGCGGCATTGCAAATGGCTGATGATCTGAATCCTGACGCTGTTGCTTAATTAACAAAAGAGGGCGAAATGCCCTCTTGATTAAGGAAAATATGCCATCAATCAATAAAGTTATATTAATCGGCCACCTTGGCAGTGATCCAGAAAAACGCTTCATGCCAAATGGCAACGCAACTTGCCGATACAGCATCGCTACAAGCGAAACCTGGAAAGATAAAAACGGCGAAAAACAAGAGCGCACCGAATGGCATCGCATTGTGATGTTCGGGAAAATAGCAGAGATTGCATGTGAATATCTTAAAAAAGGAGCCGCTGTTTACATTGAAGGCCGCCTGCGCACGCAAGAATGGACAGACAAAGAAGGCATCAAACGCTATACCACAGAGATCATCTCCGACACGATGAAAATGCTAGGGAAGCGTGATAAAACAGAAGTAAAAACAAGCAACTCAACCCAACAAGATAGCGACATGGATGATGATATTCCGTTCTAAATATTAGCCAAGGAGAGCAGAATGAAACAAGCAATCTCAGCAATAGTTATTGTATGTTCAATCACAGCATGCGCCACATGGCAACCAAAAATAAATAATCCATCGGCCTCTTATAAAGAGGATTTCCAATACTGCGACAGGCTTTTGGGTGGCTACAAAGCTGAAGAGGCAGGACTGATCGGAGTCGCTGGCGGTGCTCTTGTGGGACTGGCTATTGCTGGATTTACCGGGGCCGATCCAGCTCTAACCTCTGGTATGGGAGCAGCCATGGCTGGCACAGGTGGCTACATTAGCTCTGATCAGAAATATAAAGAAAACATGCTGAAATGCTTAAAGCAACAGGGCCATGAAGTATATGAATAGTAAAAGAAAATGAACCAAATCCTAACCACACGCGAAGCAGCTGAGTATTTAAAGATACACCCTGAAACACTCAGGGATTACACGCGCCGTGGACTTATTAAAGCATCAAGATTTGGCAACAAGCTGCGCTTTCGTACAATAGACCTTGACTCTTATTTTGATCAACAATGCGTTCAAGGGGGTGAGAGCGCATGTTATACAGAAGGAAAGATTCAAGATACTGGTGGATTAAGATTGAGTTCAGATTTGATTATAGTTTTTAGTGATGGAAACTCTATGTGGAGAGATGAATATGATGGTGCAGAAGGATGGGAATTTGCTAAACCGTTTTTACTGCCAAGCGAACAAAAACCTATTTCAAGACTAGTTGTTTCGGAAGACGAAATCGGATGGAAAACATTAGAGGAAATAAATTAAAACAAAATCAACGTATAGTTTGAAGCAAGATCATAAACATAAAACCAAACCGCGCACGCAGTAGTAAAGCTGGCAATCAAACCTAGGTAATCATGCCAGTCATTCATATTACTTAGATTCAGCCGCTTTTTTCTTTGCGGTTTCTTCTAATAGTTTTCTTAATCCTTCAAGGCCAATTTCCTGCAAAAATAAAATACCTTCGTATGGCACATTTGACCATTTTTGAGTATTTTCAGAAAAATTACGCCCATCAAGATGTTCAATTTTTGCTGTCATAGTTACGTTGTACATATTAAATCTCCTATTAATTAATAAGGGTTTTTTCTCAAGAGCCATGCTTTAAATTCCTTGTATATATCTTTAACAAGGCCTTTAATCATGGATATCCAAGAAATCTTTATCACTCAACCACCTCAACCAGCGGTAAACACAGCTCACGCAGATTGTTATAACGATCTACCAAATCCATTGCATCCTCAGTTACTTGAGCAAGGCCTCTTGTAGTCGATTCGGAAAGTTGAATTTCTCCTGATCCAATGGTGCTATCAGGCTGGCTGGTATCTTTGGCTTTGGCGGACACTCCATTGCTACCGGTACAGTTTTTGGAGCTGATCCGCAAGCCGTTAGCAACAAGCTGATTAATACGATTATCACGTTCAGCAACCTGTTCATTTCGATCATTGATTACTCCTAGTAAAATTTGATCATATTTTTCACGATTTTCTTTTATTCTTTTGTCATTTTCTTCTTCAATCGCGTGCTGCTTGGCTAGAAATGATTGCTCTTGCTCTAACCATTCAGCGCGTTCTGAATGCTTCCCAGCGCTGTATACGTAAGCCAGAACAATAACAGTTAGAATCGCAATAGCTGCATATTTAATCCATTCTGATTTTGCTGTAAAAAAACCTTTAGCGGCTATCAAAAGCGTTTTAAATGTTAGTTGATACATATTTCCCGTGACCTCTGTGCTTTAAACTTGCCCTGATTGCGTCTTCGATTCTGTGAAAATTTCTCAAACGATCCCTGAGAACTTTTAAAGAGATGCTGTAATCACGCGCCAGCTCTTTAAGCGTTTTTGTCTCACCGCGCCACTTAACTAGATACCCTCTTTTGCGCTTGCTTGGATCTGCAATTTCTTCGTTGCTCCATCCCCTTGATTTTCTATCACGCGCCGAGTCATATCTAACGCCTTGTTTCTCAGCTATTTGCTTAATAGTCAACCCGTTATATTTCGGATTATTGTAAAGCCTATAACCTCGCAACATTTCTTCATCAGTCCAGCCCGCGTTTATTCTTGATCGTATCGTGCCAATACACACGCCTTGCTCATTAGATAATTGCCTGGCGGATTTTCCGCCTACAGAATACCGCTTAAACTTTTGATGATTTAGTAACTTAACAGCCATTGCCCATACCGCCAGATACGATTATTTTTCCAGGGCTTCCCGATAAAAAATGCAATGGCCGTTAACCTTTATCAGCCGACCCGGTGTAAAGCTTGACCATGTAACCAAGTAAAACAGTAACGGGAGCTTGTATTGCTGTGATCACCAACGCTATATCAACACCGCCCAGACTGCTTGCGTGCGCATATTCAAATGACCAGTGCGTAGTAAGCCAAGTCAAGACGCAAGCAAAGATCAGCAATCCACGTCTGAATAATCGATGATTCTTGAACTGTTCGCTTATCCAAGCCATTGAATTAAAAACCTTGCAAAGGTAGCTACGAATACAATCATCAAAATGACTACAGCGACTTTCTTTGCCGCCTGAGACAATTCTTTAAGATATTCTTCTAGCATCATTTAAGCCTGTGTTTTGTTTCTTTCCCGTCGCGTTTTCTGACAAACTCGACGTAAGCCATGTCATTTAACTTCAAAAAATCTCTAATCGTCTTTGTGTCCGCTAGAGTAAGCATATTATCGCTAATTAATCCTTTTATAATTCCCTTTGAATTTTCTTTAATCATCACGAACGACCAATCGTAAGCGCTACCAAACCCATCAGAATCAGGATGGCCTCGCGCAATCCAGCACTCAGGGACTTTTGATATTTGCTCGAATGAAACATTACCAAAGTCTTGGATTTTCATACCATAACAACCGCGTTAATCCTAGCAGTCCACTTGATATTTACTCCTGCCAACCCCTGCACACGAAGTCTTACGAAAGAACCAGAAACATCAAAAAAACAATTTAAAGATGCGTTAGCTTCAAATTCTTCTTTTGTTGTAGATACTAACGTTAACGTCCCGCTGTTATTGTAAGCAAGCGCACGCAGAAAATATGAAGCATGATTGTTTGTTGTGGGCGATCCTTGATCATAAGCCAATACTTGAGCCTCTAAGCTTATTGCCTTGTCAGTATTTGGCCGGAAATCTCTTAGAGTAGTTATGGTCGCGTCTGTGGTCTCTCTATCACCATACAATGTCCTTATTTCGTCAGAGTTCACAACATTAATCATATTGCTGTGATATGAATATCTGACATTAATTCGATTAAAAATTGGCCTAACTATCGCACCGGTTGGTAAATGAGAATTACCTGAATTTGTGAAGAATATTCCGTTCGTTGCAGCAGAAACCCCAGTCGACTCAAACGTGCAATCTTCAAAAATATTATTTTTAACTAATGATGAAGAACCGTCTGTATTCCAAGTCACCGGCGGTGCTGATGTTCTGTTAGTCTGAAAAGATACTTTTTTGAAAACATTACCTTGCGCTTGTTTGTTTGAAGCAATCGCGCCCCATCCGAGATATAAAGCGGTTACCGCACTAGTTGTGCTATTGCATTGAATTACGCCATTTTCAAAAATATTATTATCCGCTCGACTACCGATCCGAACACCGTATATTTCTCCACGTAATTGAGAGTTAATAAATGTATTACCAGCCCATCTATCACCGAGAATTAACGCAGTATTGCAATTGTTAGCAGCGCAACTGATAAAAGTGTTATAGCCTTGATAATTCCCATCTACTCCATTGTCTCGTTCTTCTCCGCAATAAAAACCAATGTCGTAACCAAGAACTAAAACTTTCTTAAATGTAGATAACGAGCCGTCTATCGCTGTTTCTTGAGCTCTTAGATCAAGGGCAGTTCCGCTCGATATGTTATTTTTTTTGCCCATGATAAACACATCGTCTACCGATACCTGATCGAAGTTATTCATCTTCCAGCCATTACCGGTAGCGTTCTCGTTCCAGATTCCGATCCTAGCAAACTGACACTTAAAAGCACCTGATGTATTAAATATAAATCCTGTCGTGTTGCCTGTTAACGTAATATCATGAAAATCTATATTACGCATCGGCCATGGTGAACCTTCTGTCGAAAAATCAAACAAGTCCCCAGATGTTGCTGTAAACTGAATAACTGTGCGATCAGGATCAGCTACAGATATCCGCCCATCATCACCAAGACGACCTTCTCCAAAAATTGCAAAATTTCTCGGTGTTGTTGATCCACTCGGGTTATTGGTTGCGTCATATTTTGCGTAAAGCCTTGTTACCTTATAGCGACCAGCCGGTATAAATCCAGCGCGTTTATTGTTTACACAATAATTAATAAATACTTGCAATGCTGCAGTATCATCGGTAACACCATCGCCTTTAGCGCCACCAGCAAACTGGACGTCTTTGGCATTAACATACGGTATTAAATAATCACTTGATGACCCGTTGCCACCAGAACCGACAGAACCTAATAAATTAACAATAGGCGCTGTCGGCAACAGACTCACATTAACTAAGCCGCCAGCGCTGATTGTTGTTTCAATCTTGGTGACGTTAAGCGTATTCGTTATATCAGTCACGATGTCTGATCTTTATGTGTTCTGATAATGAATGTTTCTGTTGAAAAAACATTGTTATTTAAATCAGTAAATTCAACATCGCTTGTTAAATCAGCAAGCGGCCATAGAGAGGTTTCTGCAGGTGGCACTGGAGATGATTCATAATCGCCAGTTTCAGCATTGGTTATATTTACATTAAGCGTTTTTATTAAAATGCCACCATGCCTAATTTGAGAACGAACTTGATATCCAGCAATCGATGAGCCTGTATTAAGCCTTCCCGATAGCTTATAAGTATCTCCAAGTTTTAGATTAATAACCAGTTCTGTAGTCATTACTTTCTCGTCAATTGGAAATGAGGCCCGTCTTTAAACGATTTCCAGTCTCCGCCCCATTCAATATCTATGTTTAGTTCATAGGCTGCTTGCTTCATCACTTTCGCTATCTTCTCGTATAAAGGCCAATCCCAACGGACCGACCCATCAACTACCGCTGCCAGATCAACAGCGTGGCCTGTAATATGTCTACTGTTCATTGTTTTGGAAGCGCCTGCTTTTAGTAAAGCGGCTTGCCGTTCTTTTGTACGCAAGCCTTCAGTAACCATGAAATCAATAGTCGATCGCTCGATTGCAAGTTGTACAACGCTAACCAAATCGGGATGAACGCCTTTTAGCCGATCAATGGATCGTTGACTTAATTTATAAAGCATGTTTGAGTGCGCGTATAAGATTAAACAGGGCGATCAGACACATGATTAAAATAAATTACGCACTCAAAACAAACCTTTAAGAATATCGCCAAGAGACAACTTGCCGCTTAGAACGGCAAGGAAAATAGATATAACCAAAGAAACAGAAGTTACGACAAGGACAACAGCAGCGACCAACGTCGCCTTGGAACCTTTCACGGCGCCCTCAGCAATTAGCTTTGCTTCTAATATCTGTTTTACCTGAGCCTCAATAACAATCAGCTTCCCATTGTTAATTTCAACCTGCTGCTTAGTTCGAAAGTAACACTCAGGATCTACGGGACAATCAGCGCTAATCCAATCTTTTCTCCGCTCCAATCCAGTGCGCCTTTCCATGTATCAGAACAACAATAAAGCAAAGCTTATCCCGGTCAGCAAACCAACACCAAACCCAGACCCAGCGATAATGAAAAAGTAATCTTTATCCTTGCCGTCTTTAAATTCTTGCTCCTCGCGCTGTATTGTTTCTTCAACAATCGAATATATTTTTTTCAATTCATGCTCAGCCACTTCTTTTACATCGAATACATTGCTTTTCTGGATTGATTCTTTTGCTTTTTCAATTTCGTTAAATATATTCATTAATCACCTCTATTTAAAAAATCAACCTGGCAAATCATCTTCATTGCTATCGTTGTAATCGCGCTCTAACCATTCATTGAAACGATTAAATATTTCAAAATCGGTATTGATTGGATTCAATTTAAGATAAGGAAGCACGATGTTAAAAATAACGCCTCCAAACGGAACGAATTCGCGTTCTTCCCAGCGTATTTTATTTAATGGATTAGCCGCATAGGTTGTTTCTACAGCAGCATTTGCGTCAACGTATGCTGTTCCAGGCTCTTGAAATAACCAACCTTTCAGCGCATAAGCAGGCACAACTCTACGATAATGATCTAGCAACCATTGCCAGTGAGCCGGTATATAATCAAATGAATCCGTGACATACCCATCAACATAAGGAACTACGCCTTGATTGCCACGATGATCAGTTCCATATCTCTTGACCCACATGCCTACCTGACTTGATATGATATTATTACCATCATCATACGATTCATAGATATATTCTCCCGGAACCGTTGATGCGTTGAATCTAAACGGCCCATCTGTTACTGTGTTCCAGATGATCTGCGTACCTGGGAGCAAAGAATAAGATGTGGTGGTTGCGGATATGGGCATTGCTTGCTGCAGGCCATCAGGCCGATTGAATAATAGTATATGATCCATTATCAATCCTCGCTTTCATCCCAGTTGGATTCTGCAGCATTCCATAGCTCGATCATTTGAGCGTTGGTATAAGACATTTCTGCTTTGATAATGTCCCAGATTCTGCCTTTTGCCTTAACATTTTTCTTTTGTTCCCAGCGCACCTTATTCAGCGGGAATGACGTATAGGTTGCGAAGACAGCAGTGTTAATGGATGTCAATAAACTTCTATCATTCAGCTCAAACTTAAGCGCCCAAGTTTTAATAACCTTATCGTATGCCGCTTCAACAGCAGCAACATGCCCAGCAATATAACTGCCCTGCAGTAAATGCAATGATGGGCTTGCTTGCCGAGTAAACTTGCCAATATTATTAATTAATTGCGTATCTGTATAAGCCGTCCCGTTTTCATTTATTGCGTTCCCATCTGCTAACTCATCCCAAACCAAGGTCCCATCATTTATATCATATGATCCGGTCTCATCTTGCAGCGTTAGATAAGCTTGCTCACCGCTTACTTTGTTGTAAATAATAAAATATGTCATTAGCCAAGCCCCAGTTTAACGCATGATAAATATGATCCGGTCGTTCCGGCCAAAGTGACGGCTGAAGAGGATGCGCGTAATACATCCCCAGCAGTTAGCTCCATTATTCTTGTCCCCATCAAAACACCAACCCCAGGCGATATAATCCTTTCTGAAAGCGCTGGTGCCCCTGTTAATACCGCTTGATTCCTGCTTACATACAACGAAACTGTGTTGGAAACTTCTTGATAAGTAATTGCATAAATCCCGGTAACATTTACCGTAATAGACGCACCAAACGCCGCGCTCAAAGTAGCAGTCAACGCCGTTCCGGTATTAACCCCAAACGCTCCAAAATTTCGAATACCTGTATTGGTCGTGCCATATCCTGCCCCCGTTTCAAGCCTAACCTCGCTTTTATTAATTGCTGTTGAAACAGGCGGAACAATCACGATACGCCAACTCGCAATAGTTCCAGTACCACCAATCGATTTTGGATCAAGCGTTAAGCTAGTGCCTGTGTAATTCTGCACCATGCACACCATATAATTATTGGTGTCGGCTGTAGCCGTCGAGATTGCAACAACCCACATACCTTTTAAAAACGATAATCCAGCCGCTACGGTAAAAACTTTCCCAGCGGTCAAGTTAATCGTATGCGATGAGGTACTGGTGGCAGATAACGAGCCGTTATTAAACGCCGTCGCAACCGCGTCTAGCTCTTCAGAAAATCTGGGAAGGATCGTTGCAAAGTACTGATCAAGGTACGCTTTAAATGAAGGATCATCCCTGTTTGGGAATGCGCCAACTGAAGTTATCGCCATTAAATAATTTCCTCGATGACTAAATCACAATAGTTAATTTTTGGCAAAGGCAAAATGATTTTGAAGTCCTGGTAAAACCCATGCGCAATGGTGTATTCATAATCTTCTGCATTCACGCCAATAAATATGCAAGGCACAGAAGAAAGCGTCCTGAGCAATTTATTCACGCGATTGGTTTCAGATTGATTCAACACAACCCTAAAATTCATTAGTTTAGAATTAGGCTTTTTGGTTAATGTTTTTATATTGTTGACATCGGTCGTCGTAACTGAATAATCCTTAATGTTGATCCCAGCACCGTACTCAACCTCGCCAATTTCATATGCTTTGGTTAATGCCAACCTACCGATGGAAACCGTGCTACCCCCAGCAATCGTTACCGTAATCACGGGATTGTTATAAGCTTCCGGGAAATCCACTTCGACATGGTCAGGCTTTTGCTCAAATTCTTCAAAAAACCAATCGTAAACAGTCGCAACCTGCGTGGCGTCCATTGTTATGGTTTTGTTATAAATCTGTTCAGCGCCGTTATTTGTTGCAGTAATAAACACGGTTTCGCCCACCACATTGATCAATGCAATGCTGGAAATTCGCTGTCCCGGCGCAATTGTGAACGACAGGTTATAAAGCTTGGATGTAATCGTGCTCGAGTAACCATCCATAAAAGCATAAGCATTGGTTGGCCCAACATCTAACCATCTGCTTGGCGCATTTTCTGGCAAGGTTGCATCAACCCCAGCAATCAGGTTTTGATAAATTCGATGCGTTGTTGCACGAATAACCTTCGTTCCGACTGTGTAGCTGGTCGCAGCCGCCCAAGTAGGAAAGTCATTCTCTGGCAATGCAGTATTATTAGTTACCTGAGCGAAGGTATAATCAATGGGCTTTAATATAAACATACTAAGCCCTTACAGGTGGCATGCCGAGTTTTTCCCATCTGTCTAGCGTGTCGGCTGTGCTGCCATTTATGCTAGCCATTTGTGCAGATATACGCAGATTAGTTTTGTCTTGATCATCCAAGCGCTTATTCATATTCTCAAGCTCACGCAATATCTTTTGATTTACTTCTAAACGCTGTGTGCCAGATACCCCCTCAACTGATCTCAAACTTGCTTGCACAAATCCGAATAGGTCGGTTTGATTAGATAACGATGCTTGCCCGGCTTCGAGCAATGTTCTTGCGGCGCCTTCCAGCTGTCCTGATACACTGGTATCTCCGGATCTAGCGCGTTTAATGAGTTCATTGAATTGTTGCTCAGCTGCTTTGAGTTGCTGTTGCGGACTCAGTACCGTGACTTTCTTATCTACCAGCAAGCTATCTGCAGCCGATTTGGCCGAACGTCTTAAATCTTCTAACGATCCAGCCGTTTTCCCAACGCCCGTTGATAGCCCCTCGAAGCTATCTAACGCAATATTAAATAATTTCGCAAATTGCGCTTCGTTGATTTTGTTTTTATTCAAAGCATCTGCAATGCGTGTGAATGATTTTTCAAACGATTCAGGATCAAACGCGGTAATGCCTTCAATCAACAAACTCAGATCGCGCGCATTGCTACCACTAAAGAGCGGATCGCCACCAATCAATTGCTGCGCCTGCGCGCCACCTTGCGTATTTAATACTTCGCTGGCCAGCTTGGCCGCATCGGATACAATGCCTGCTTTGCTTAATTGGCCCCCGGCCTTTTCTAATCCTGATAATTTGATCGGATCAAAATCTTCTAATCCATCACGCACCGCCTTGACCGATTCACCAAACACAAACGCAATTGATTTAAACCGCCCAATTGCATCTGACACCTTGCCTAGCGGAGTTTGTAATTCGCTTGCTTCTTGATTTAGCTCTTTGGCTTTTTTAGCAATATTGCCAAAGTAGAAACCAATGCTATTCAACCCAGATTTAGCAAGATCATTACTTGCTGCACGAATGCGATCAAATTGCGCTTCGGTATTGTTGAGCAAATTGGCATTGCTACCCATTGCCTTAGCTAATCCATCCAAAGCTTGCCGATGTTGTTCGGCGCTTATTTCTCCCTTACCAAAGGATTTATTTAACCCATCGATGGCTTTTGCGTACTCGATGACATCGTTACCAAACTGCACCCGACCATTGACTGATTCCGTTCTACGCGAATCATTAAATTCACGACGCGCGCCCAATACTTCAGCAATGCCTTGGCCTAGTCGATCAATTCCGCTACGCGCTTGATTAACCGCTAGTACATTAACTAATCGATTAATTGATTTATTGATCGCTTCAGAGTTTGATCCGCCTGAAATTGCGTTTCTTATACTATCCGCAATTGGCTTAACAACCGTGGGAGAAACAGCCGTCCTGGTTAACGATGCAATGACCGACTTAACATCATTGACTTCGAGCGCAATCGCGGACAATTCGCCGATCAAATCCGTCGCGAGTTTTGCATTAGCCTTGGCAATCTCAGTACCAAAATCGGCGTCTTTATTAATCGATGTATTTTTTACTACAAATTCATTGGATAATAATGCAGCCGCATCACCGGCACGCAACAACGCGTCACGCAACCCAATCGCGGACTCTCTCAGCGCATTTTGCGCTTCTTGCGTTGCTTTTAATTGCTCGTTTTGTAATGCTTCTTTTCTCTCGCGCGCAGCCAGTTCGGCACGCCGCGTCGCAATCCTGATTTGCTCTTCCGTTGCCTTCTGGATTTGCTCGGTTACTTTTTCAACCGTCAAGCCTAGATCGCCCGTTGCATCTGTAATCTGTTTAAACATAGGCGCAATATCAAGAAAGGCAAGGTACATATTTCGACCAGCCTCGGTCGTCAAGTCTTGCGACTGCACAAGCTTCTTGAATTCTTCGTTGGTATCAACAAAGCCAACGCCTAATTCACCGAGTTTTTTGGTAACGGTTTCGACGATAGGCGATAGTTTTTCTTGCGCTGATAAAAAGTTATCATTAAAGAAATTGGTTTTTGATGCTAACGATTCTAGCCCACCAGCTGCATCGACAAACGCAGTTCTCGCTTCGAACGACACACCGGACAGAAACCCCTTTGTTTCAGCTAATGTTTTACCGAGCGAAGTACCAACCGACAATAACGCATTAAATTCTAGGCTGATACGCTGCAAAGTTTCACTTGCTGACTCACCCGCTTTGGATAAGTCATTGAGCGATGGCATTAAAGCCAACGCCATGGCATCCGATACTTTCCCTATTTCTTCAGCCAATTGCTCATCGGTAAAACCCTTGCCTTTTTCGGTCGCAATATTAATGCTTGCAGAGAAATTATCGATTGCACTTGTGCTTAGGTTCAAATCGTTGGCAATGCCGCGAAACGATGTCGAAATATTCTTAATCGAGTTATCCAAAAACAACCCAATCTCACGCGATGCCTTACTCATTTCTTCAGTGAATGGTTTCAGCTTGCCTGTTACCTCATCGATAACTTTTCCGGTATCCGTGTCGATCTTTACCCGTTCGACTTTATCGCCAACAATCAAGCCGCCTTGCGCTTTGAATTTGGTAGAAGTAAATCCTTGGAAATCTTCAGCGGTGAAATTGCCGATTAAATTGGTTTCTTTTTGTTTCAATGGGCCGCGCCCGAATAGACCAGCAATCGCGCCGCCCAATATTCCACCGATTGCCGCACCAATCGGCCCACCAAATGCACCCAATGCAGCGCCACCTGTAGACAACAAACCAGAACCGATACCCCCTACTTTTTTATTACCGCCAAGCAATGAGCCGATTCCTATTCCTATTCCAGCCCCTGCAAATGTTCCGCCTATTCCTGACAGCAATCCGCCTGCACTCCCAGCACCAGCACCAACACCATTCGCTAAAGCGCTACCTGATTGCCCAAGCCCTAAAAATGACGCGCCCGTAAACGCACCACGCGGGCCGCTGCTTGTGAATAGGTTTCTAAAACTAGAGAAGCCGTCTTTGAATATTCCGCCCAGGCTAGTTATTCCGCTCAATAAAGACGATGCCGAACTAGCAGACGCACCAATGGAAGACCCGCCCGACAAAACATTTTTAAACGCATCGATTAGAACGCCGGTTTGTCCAAGCCCTTGTGATTTGCCAAACAATGCGCCCAGCAAATCAGCGCTAATGGCCTGAGCAATCATTTGCTGAATCGCGCGCTTGAAGCTATCAACCATGCCTTTCAAATCACCATCGAATGCTCTAAACAATCCATCGCTAAACGCGTCCTGTATGTTTCTTTGCGCTTGAATGGCAAATTGTGAGACATCGTTAAACGAACTTTTCGCTACATTGCGCGTATTGTTTAACTCATCTTGCGCACTTTTTAACGCGCGATTATAAGTCTCGATACTAAGACCGCCTTGTGGCAACCTTAATAATTCATTCAATTCTTGCTGGGTTTCTGCAAAGCGCTCTTCTGCTGTTTTTACCGATTCCGTGATGGATCTAACTCTGGATAATTGTTCTTCCAGTTTTTTGGCTGCAACGGTTTCGTTTTCAATGCGATCAATGATCGCTCCCGTTGTTCCCAGAACACCAAGGCGCGCCGCTTCCATGCGTTTAATTTCAAACGTTGTTTTACCAAGTTGGCCAGCTTCCTTAGTTAACGCATCAATAAACCGCTGACTTTCAGACACTTGTTGCTTGGTTGCTGCAGCAGATTTAGCCGTTGCCGCTGGCATTTGCAAAGTGAAATCAAGCGTTTTTTTCAGGCCGCCATTCTGCATTGTTTGCGCAATGGCTTTGTCACCATTTAAAATGGTGTTAACAAACTTATCGTATTCAACTTTTGCGCGCGCTGAATCCTCAGCAATCGATTTGCCGATGAATTTGGCGCCTTCGAAATCAAAACTTGCAAACGCCGCTAGCTGCGCGGCACGTCCACCAATTTCATTACCCAATCGTTTAAACGTATCAACGACTGTGAAACCAGCAATCGCAATGCCTTTCAACACTGCGGAAACACCAGCGCCCACACCTTGAAACGATCCAAACGCATTAGTATTACTATTCACCGCGCCAACAATCGTCAACAGGGTAGGCAATAACTCCACCGCCAGCCCGTTATAAACGTTATCGATCAGCAGCCTAGTTTTGCCCATAGCGTCGTTAAACAATCCAGCACGCTGCGCTGACAACGCAGAAGCGCCAGAGAATTGATCAACTCCCTCAGCGATATCGTTTAACGTTGGGATTAATTCAGCGCCGCTTTTACCAAACAAGGCATTAGCAATAGCAACCTTGCTAGCACCATTTTCGTAGCCTTGTAAGGCCTTGGTTGCATCGATAAAAATCTCAGCGGAGGTTCTAAGGTTGCCATTGGTATCGCGCGAACTAACGTTTAACGCATCAAGCGCACGAACCGCATCATTCGATCCATCATCGAAACTAGACAACCCTTTCGCTAGGCGCGTAATTGCTTGCTCAACTGGGCCGAATGATTGCCCAACTGAGCGCGTCGCTTGCTCGATTCTCGACAAATCTTCAACGCGCGACCCGGTTCTTTGCGCTGATTCATCCAGACTATCAAGAATATCAATGGCTTTTTGCGTATTGCCAATTGCTGAGGTAATGCCAGAAAAGGCGACCACAGCACCAGCAACATTTTTAGCCGTATCGGTTAGAAAACCTTGAACGGAATTTGCCGCCTGATCAAAATTCTTTTGTGCATTTTGGGCGAACTTAAGCGCGGCTTGTTCTGATTTATCTAGCCCCTGAACATATTCAGCATGTTCTAGTGCCAGCTTAACAACTAAAGAACCTAACGCGCTCATTTTTTCTCTTTGTTTAATACCTCAAGCGCTGCATTTTCCATAATTCGAATATCTTCGAATATTTCAGTTTTGCGCTTGCGATTAAAGCCCATCATGTTTAAAACCGACTCGACTGACGAATAATAAAGGCCGAAGAAATGCCCCATGTCTGAGATACGCCATTGCGTAGTCAATGCCTGAAAAACAGAGAATGTTTCTAAGTTTTCCTGCCATATCTCGCAGCCCGTATCTTGTTGTTGCTTCAATTTTTGTTGATAGGATTCGATAATTCCAACCGGCGCGCCAGCCATAATCAAGCCGTCGATTACATTGTTATCTATCCTGGATTCAATGCCGCGATCACCCGCCCAGTAGCGAGCGACCGCAATTAGTTTTTTTCGCGTTGCTTAAAAATCGATGCCCAGTAAGCTTCTTGCAATGCCAAAACGGCTTCTGGTATTTTTAGTACAGAATCCAAAGCAACCTGAGAAAACTCGACCTCTTTATTATCTTCATCCAACAATCCTTCCCAGCCTTTCAATTTCTTACGAATAACCTCTACAGCCGCAAGTTTTTTTATTTCTTCCAGCTCATCCAGATCAACGCGCTCAAAGATTGCTGAGAATGTCGATTTATCAAAAAAGCCTTTATCATTTTTAGTAAAGACCTCAACCGATGTTTTAAATGTTGGATTTAATGCAATTTTAAAAGACATAATTAACCTTATTTAACTACGATAGAAATTTCATCATTGCCTGTGTTAGGTTGCAATGTCAGACCCATGGAAAGCATCGCGACTCCATCACTATCTTGATAAGACGGATCAGTAATTTGCACTTTGGGCGCGTCAATTTGAATCACGTTGCCAGCACCTACGCCGTGCACTAATTGCATTGTGCTCAATGTACCCAAGCGCACGAGTTCATGCCATGCCTTGCTGGCTACCGTCGTCATCTCAATCGTTGCATTTCCGCTTGGTTTTCTGTCTGTCATGTCGATTGACTCAACAGCTATCATGTTTCGATACACAATCTGGTTATTCATTGCTAATGAAAACTGGGACGCCGCACCTGTCACACCATGGATGCTTAGAGTAGGAGTGTTCAGCTTGTTAACTGCAAACGGATCTTTGAAGCCGGTGTAAACCGCGCCGGATGGGTTGGCTGTATCGGTCGGTGCGTTATAAAAACCAGTGAATTTAAAACGATAGACAGGAATCGATTTCGCGTTAAGATCAATTGATACATCACCACGACACCCAGTCATAACATGTTTGATACCATCTAAGAAATAATAAATCGTGACTGTTTTTAGGTTGCTCGTTACCGGCGCATAAGTAACACTTACACCCGCAGAAATTGTTTCGCTAAAACCGCAAGCTTGAAGCAATGGACCATAACCAGGAGCCGTCCCCAATGTACCAGACGATGCAAACTCTACCTCTATTTCCATCTCTGAACGACTAGCAACCTGCAACTTACCAGCATTCCCAAAATATGGTCTAACCACATTACGATCAACGAACTCAGCAACTACCGGCTGTGGGTTTGTTACTTGCGCTAATATTGCATTAGTTGCAGCAACTGGAACCGAATCAGTGCCGACTATTGTCTCAATCTTTGCCAACAACAACACGCTACGCATTAACTTTGCCATTTTTTTACCTCAAAAAAAAGGCCGGGATCCCCGACCTTTGTTTAACAGAAAACTACTAACTTATTCTTTACTCAACACCTCAGCCACCACTTCCTTTTTTTCATCAATAGGCATTCGCTTACCCGTCTTTGAATCGTAAACATACGAACCGCCTTGCCCTGCGTACTCGTCGGTTGTGATAGCCTTTTGTATTTCTTCTTCTTTAATCATTTAAATGACCTCGAATTCTAAAATTTTGAAAGTAAGCGTAAACGCCTGGAAATTCTTGATACTCCGCATCACCGTGCTCTTCTTCCGCCATATAACCAGGAATAGTCTCCATCGCCGCACGAATCAGCACCGGATAAGTCATTAATTGTGTGCGGGTTTTTGCGTAAATAAACACAGAGACAACATGCTGCACATAATCAGCACCATATACCCAGTTATTTTCTGTTGCGCTATCAATATCAAAAACAATAGCAGGGAAGGTGGGTTCTGGTGGCAGTTCAATTGCCCACGTATTTGATAGCGTCGCACTGAGCGCACTCGTTACTATAGAATGGATCGTCATTAATTAAGCTTTAAAATTTCCATTTTTGAAATATCGACAACGATATTCCCAGCGGTGGATGGCGTGCGGATCCCTGATATATCATTGTAATAATACGTGCCACCTTGCCCCGCGTACTGATCCGTCCTGATTGCGTCAATCACTGCCATATGATCATCCTTTTGAACTTAACAAATCACGCTCTAATCGTTTCAACATTGCATCAATTGCCTCTTGTCGCTTGTTAATTAAAGCCTGGTTAATAAACCGATACGGATTAATATGTTTAGTACCAAATTCAAGGAATCGCCAATAAAAAGGATCGTCTCTTCGCTTCCAAACTACACGCCCAGATTTATTTTTAACTAAAAAAAGCTTATCTATTTTTGCACGACGCAATTCACGCCCGTGACGCACGCCAAGATGATATTGCTCAACGCCTTCTGGAACGTTTTTCTCGCGCTTGATCGCAATGTTTCTGACTAATGTCCCGGTTTGTTTAAGCCCTTGAGATAACGCTAATGCTTTAGCTTCCTTTCTAACAATACCGCCAGCCGTTGCAACCATCCGACGCGCTGTTTTCTGTTTCATGTTTTCGGCCAGTTCGGCGAATTTTCTGGAAAGATCGACAATCCCGAAAATTACAACATTACCGGCCATCATTGCCCCCGTTATCGCACGTCAAAACCATGAAAACACGGCCATCTTTAAAATCATTGATATGTCGAATGTTATAATATTTACTATCACACAAAACACGCATTTGCTCAGTAACGCCTGAAAGATATCGGATCGTAAAAATAACGGTTTTATCTGCAACAACGCCACCTTGTCGCGTTGCTGATTTTTCTGTTCCACTTGAGTTGTTTCGCTCTGCCCAAATGTTTGCAGCAAAATCAGACCAGCTATCAACAATGCCGCCTTCAGCGTCTTTGCTTTGCGCACGCTGTTGAATCGTGATGATGCGATTTAATCGCCCCGCGCTAACCGATGTCATTAAAGCGAGTACAGGCGATAAGGATGGATCAGATTATCAACATAATCTAACTTACTGACGCTGCTACCAATATTTATCGATTCTCTATTTGCGTACCAATGCCCAATCTGCAACAACATCCATTGCTTCAATGCTTGCGGTGTCGATGCTGCGTCAGTATGGCCAGCATTAAACCTGACTTTCACCCCATTCACGCCGCTATAAGTCGACGGCCATGAATAACCACTAGCGGGGACTACCCAAGATGATCGATGATTGCTTGCATTATCTAACGTATAACTTGCCCCAGACAGCGTTTGCTCAACGCCTGCTGTATC